ACTTCTTTAATAGCATCTGCTAGTGCGCTTACGAAAGTATGTGCGCCTGTGTAAGACCCTGCTACGCCAACTTGCAACGTGATAGTATTTGCTGTTACGCCAGTAATTGGACATGCTTTGTTAAAGAATGGATGACCTGCTTGTGGAGCCGCATCATTTTGTACGCCACTACCATTATCACATGAGAATGTAATACCTTCTGGTGTGAACCAAATGTGATCATCAGTAGTTAATGTATGTGTTCCAATAGTTGCAACAAAGACACCAGTTGTTGGGTCATATGTAGCATCAGTTGGTGTGAATGTAGCACCGAATACTGGCAACACAACTTCTTCTGTGATAACATCTTCAACAACATCAGCAAGGTGTAGATATGCTAATCTTGTAGGCATACGCTGATCGTATGGTAAGATATTAAGAGCCGCATCCCAATAGTAAGAAGCCGCATTTACTGTTCCAGCGTTACCGCCATATTTCAAGTCTTCTGCAACTGCGTCGATGATATATCCTGTATCACGGTAGCATAGTGCTGTATCGTAACCAAGACCATTATATTCTTCACCTAACCAGTCAGTGATTTCTTGCTTATATTTCTCTTTTGTTCCTCTGATTAACTGTGCATCTGTATCGATAGCAGAGTTGTATCCACCAGTAGGTTCAATAAGGGCAGGGATTTCATTAATGTCATTGGCACGAACTACATGAGATACGATCTCGAATAGGTCTTGTACCTTACCAGACACTGATGGGATAGAAGCTTTTCTGAATGAATTTGCTGTCGCACTCACAAATGTGTGTGGTCTAGCATAACCATTAGCATCTCCAGCATTCATAGTAATTGAAGTAGCTGTTACTTCTAATATTTCCATTGGCTCATTGAACCAAGGATCAGTTGTTCTTGGGTGAGATATGTTAATAACATTATCGCTTTCGTCTAGGCAAGAGAATGTAATACCCTCTTGATCGACAATGATGTAATCCCCAACAGACAATCTGTGTACGCCAATCTCTACAGTAAACTCTCCACCTACAGGGTCGTAAGAACCAGCAGTTGGTGTGTATGTAGGTTGCATAGTTGCGTTGCTTACACAGTCTGTTGTAGCACTTACAAAAGTGTGAACTTTGTCAACACCAGCAGCACCTGCGTCCATTGTGATTGTTGTTCCAGTTACAGCCGTAATTGCGATTGGAGTGTTAAACAATGGATCAGTTGAACGTGGGTGTGAAATATTCACTGGTGCGTTAAGATCATCTGGGCAAGAGAATGTAAGACCGTTTTCAGCAATCACAACTCTATCACCGACAGAATATGTGTGTGCGCCAATAGTAAGTTCCATAATACCTGTGATGTGATCGTATGTAGCATCAGTTGGTGTATGAAGTGAATTGTTAGCTCTAGTTTGTGTAGTAACAACTTGTAGTGGAGTAACAACTTCATTTCTAACAACTTGACCCATTAGGTTTGCAACAAACTCAAACGATTCCGCTGTTGGTGTTCTCTGATCTACAGGGAGAATGCCTACTGCTTGGTTAAAGTAAAGTCTTGCGTTTTGGGCTGTAGCCGCATTTGAACCATGCTGAACATCCCATGAGATTGTATCTGCAAAGTAACCAATATCACGCTCACATTTAGCAACGTCATATGTATGGTTTGGATGGTTAATAGCAAGCCATGCTTGTGCTTCATCTGCGATAAAGTCTTTGTTAGCTTGGATAGCCGCTTTAGCTTCGTAAGCTTCATCAGAAACCCAGTTGTTACCGAATACAAGAGTATCAGCCGCCGCTTTGTCATTCTGCATGATGTCAAGAATTTCATCAATAGCCGCATTAGAGCGAGAGATTGCTGTAGCATCTGACATATCAGCCGCCAATTCACCTTTTAACCAAGTGAACGCCGCAACTGTTTCAGTCAACTCACCTGCAATCAATGATTCAGCCGAAGCCAATCCAGTACGATATGCTAGTCCTGAGTTAACAGCATTTACATTAGAACCTGTTGCGATATCTCTTGCAACTGCGTCAACAATAAATCCTGTGTCACGCTTACATTGATCTTTGTTGTATACAAAGTATTGATCTCTTAGCCAAGCATCAAGATCGTTTTGTATGAATGTTTTGTTAGCCGCTAGTTGTCTAGCCGCATACTCACCTTGTGTAGTCGCTGTGACTTTAGCAAGACAGTCAGCTTCGGCACTAATGAATGTGTGTACGCCTGTGTAGCCATTACCGTCTCCAACATCCATAGAGAATGTATCTGCGTCAGTAACTGTGATCATTAATGGTAGATCGTATGCTGGGTCGCCAATTCTTGGATATGTAGCTTCTGCAACACCACCATTGTCACAAGAATACTTGAAACTATGTGGTTTCATTTGAACGTGATCGCCAGTTGTAAGACCGTGTGCAGTAGCTGTTACAACGAAGTCGCCATTAGATGGGTCATATGATGCACTTGTTACTGAAACGATTTCTGGTTTCTTAGCTGGGTCTGTCCAGTATAGTCCGTTAGTATCGATACAATCAGCATCTGCGCTTACAAATGTATGTGCCGCTGAGTATCCACCTGCATTACCAACATTAACAGTGATTGTTGATCCAGTTGTACCTGTAATTCTTACAGGAGACTTGAAGCAAGGCTCACCTTCTCTTGGATGGCTAATTTCAACTGTTGTACCAGCTTCTGTGTTAGCACAAGATAATGTGATTGATTTTGGTGCGATTGTAATCCACTTGCCTTCTGGAAGGTTATGTAGACCAATAGTTAATGTCATGTCGCCACTTAATGGGTCATAAGCAACATCTGTTGGTGTTACTGTACCAGTGTACATAGTGGCAGTTTTGATGCAGTTTGGTAATGCACTTACAAAAGTATGTGCGCCAAGGTATCCACCCCCGTCACCAACATTAACTGTAATAGTTGTAGCAGTAACAGAAGAAATTGTCAATGCTTTTTTGAATGCTGGGTCTGTTGCTCTTGGGTAAGCCGCTTCACCTGGGTTACCATCGAATGTACAAGAGAATGTGATGCCACCTTCTTCAATAACAATCTTGTCGCCAATTACATATTCGTGTGCGCCAATAGTAATTTCTGTGATACCTGTTGCACCATCATATGTAGCTGTTGATGGTGTGAATGTACCATTAAGAACTGCAACTTCTTGGATAGAACCTGCTTTAGCTCTGATGAATGTATGTGCGCCAGTATATGTGCCGCCATTACCAACATTCATAGTAATTGTATTACCTACCACAGCCGTAATTGTTTGTGGTGTTCTGTATGCTGGATCGGTTACTCTTGGATAGTCAGCGAAACCAACAACACCGCCAAATTCACAAGAGAATGTAAATGCTTCTTTCTTAAGAATAACTTGATCGCCAATTTCAAAAGAATGATCAGCAATAGTTGCAGTGAATACGCCTGTTACAGGATCGTATGATGCGTCCGTAGGTGAATATTGTTTACCATCAGTTTGCATGATGCCCATGAATTCATCGAAAGAGTCATTAGAACGACTGATTGAAGCCGCATCTGTAAGAATATCGGCAGTCTCGAATTTTAGATGTTCGAACGAACCTAGTGTTTCTGGTAGTTGCTCTTCAAGTAAGAATTCCGCAGTTTTGCCACGATAAGCTTTACCAGCAGCGATTGTCATGAAGTTCGAACCAGTTAACATATCACGTTGGATAGCTGGCAAGATGTATTCATTTGTATCTCTTTGACATTTAATGCTGTCATACATATAGAAGTTGTTGTCAGCCCAATCCATCATGTAATCTTGAATGAATGTTTTGTTGTTCTGTAGCTGAATACGTGCGTTTCTTTGGTTTACTGGTATAGAAGCATCGTTACTGAATGTAATCGCTTCACCAACAACAGATACTGCATTTCGTGTAGCACTTACAAAAGTATGTATGCCTTTATATCCAGTAGTACCTGTATTAACAGTAATTGTATCCAAAGTAACCGCAATTACAGGAACAGCCGTTCTGTATGAAGGATCAGTCGGTCTTGGGTGGCTAAGTTGAACTTTGTTGCCATCTGTATCACAAGAGAATGTGAACGAGTCGTCAGCAAATGTTACCATAGCTCCTATAGACAATCCATGACCTTCCATAGTGATAACGAACTCACCAGATGTAGCGTCGTATGTAGCATCAGTTGGTGTGAATTTTGCACCATTATTAGCAAGAATGTCTACAATAGTATTAAACTTAGTATATGCTCTTGATGCACCCAATGCTGAATTAGCTTGGATTAAATCGTCAGTTGTTTTACGCAATCTTGAGAATGCCGCAACTGTTTCGTTTCTTTGGTTACCAATAACAGCCGCACTTTGTTTGAAGTAATAAGCGTTACCTGCCGTTACAGAATTGTAGTTTGTATCTAGGATAGAGTCCCACTTAACTGCTGGTAAGATGTATTCTTCAATGTCACGAGCGCACTTGCCACTATCGTATGCAAAGAATTCGTCGTTGTTTTCAATCCAATCGATCATTCCATCAATGATAAGTTCTTTGTTATCTTGAACGTTGATACGTGCATTTTCTTTTGATTTGTTTTCATCATCAGTGTAAGCTGTCCAGATAATTGGGTTAGCCGCTTCTTCGCCATTCGTAAGAATATTGATAGTTTCGTCGATAGATGTATTGATACGACCTTTTACTTCATTAGATGCGTTAGTAAATATGTCAAGAATACCGTCTTTAAGATGTTCGAAAGAACCTATTGTTTCTGTAAGTTGTTCAGCTTTAACTACCTGTGAGATAGGTGAGCTATATGAGATACCACTTAAACGACCCCAATAGTTACTACCTGTAGCAACATCAAATCCTGTGTTGTCGATAATAATACCCGTATCACGGAAACACTTGTCTGCGTTATAGCCTTGGTATCCTAATCCTGGTTGTCCATCAAACCCTGTGGTTGTGTTAGCAGTTAAGAAGTCTACCATGTTGTCAAGTATATCGTCTTTTGCGTTCATGATTGCATCAGAGAATACAGTATTAGCAAAGAATAAGTTATCGTCGCCTTCTGCTGGTCTAATAATAGTTGTAGAACCTTTTGCTCTCATTGAGATATCACCGAACTGTGTACCTGAGTTGTTGAGGGTCATTTGACCACCATTCAAGGCAAAGAACGCTTGGCGAGTAAAGATTGACAATGAACCAATACCGTTAACACCAGCACCGTTTTTAGCAACATAACCTGTACCGTTTTGAGTACGAGGTGTGAAACCAAAACAAAGAACGTATGTATAAAGTGAGTCTGTATCTAGTAATGCTCTGTCTGCAAGCAAACAACCACCACCACGACCAACTGCCCTGTTAGGGAAATCGTCAATACCTATTGTTTCGATAGTACCTGTACCGCCACGCTGTGCATATAGAATGTCGCCTACTTCTACGTTACCTTTAAGGTTACGAACGTAGATTTGTCTGTCGCTATCAATATCAGCAATGTATGAGATGAACCCTGTAGCACCAGATGAGAATGTTACTTCATCGTCAATTTCAAACTGTGTTTGTGGTGAGTGACCTGCAACCATATAGAATTCTTGTCCAAGATCAGAAATGCCACCTTTAGAGTTGAATGGGTTTAGTGTTGGTTCAACATCAAGACGGTTAAAGTTAGAAAGCTGTGAGGAGTCACGAATGTATGGTGAACGTCTTAACAACGCACCAGGGCGGTAAGCAATAGCGAAACCACCTTCTGGATAATCAAAGTTATCAACTTCGAAGTTCATGTATGCGAAACCTTGTACATAACAACCAGAACCAACTAAGATACCGTTTGTTCTTTCGTACCCTGGCTTCTTGCGAATTACTGTAGCGTACTGACCTGCGGTTGAAGACAATGAACAATCATCTGGTAGAACGATTGGTTCGTCAACATAGTATGCGCCTGGCCCAACTGAGATGTGGATTGCGTTATCAATGTCGTTACGGTTTACATCACCACCTGCTTTTTCAATAGCAAGTTCAGAAGCTCTTGCAAGCGTTTTAACAGGCTGTAGGATAGTTCCTGGGTATTTGTCGTCACCATCAACAGCAACGTGAATTTTAAGTGCTTTTTCTGTGTTCTTGGAAACTTCATTGTAAAGCTGACGATAAGTCATCTTTTCAGTTTCGCCAGTTTTAACGTTCTTTAAAGCAAAGTAACTATCTTCATCTAACTTAGGCTCGAACGCCTTAGTCAGGTTCATATCGAAGTCAACTAGATTAGAACCTTCGATTGTTGAGTTAGCAACATTTGAGTCTGTGATGTTACCACCATCAAATGTAGATTTCTTTTGGTCTAAGCCTTCAGCGGATGAACTTGTGATTTGCAAGTTTTGTGCAACCACATTATCCATTGTACCTTGAAACTCTGAATTAGCAATAACAGAGTTTTGAACGATGCTTTGATCAAGAGTAGTATTAGTAAAGATATTATTGTTGCCAGTTCCGTCAGAGAAGTCTGAGTTCAGAAGAGACATGTTATTTGCAGAACTGTCATTGATAATAGAGCTAGTCATTACCATGTTGTTTGCAGTTGAGTCGATGATAGATGAGTTACTTGTTACAGTATCCCAAATAAGACCATTTGCAAAACGTGAATTTGTTATCGTAACGTTATCTAGGTCTGTGTCACGGATGTCACCATTAGAGAAATCAGCGTCAACGATAGTTGTATTACCAGAAATTGCTGTATCACGAATTGTACCATTAGAGAAATCAGTTGTGATGATCACTGAGTTTGACATCAGAGCATCTTCAAGAACGATCTCATCAATAACGATATTTGTAAGAATTAGGTTGTTAGCAGTACCGCCTTCAATAGCGACGTTTGCGAAATCTGAATTATCGATCTGAGAGTTGGTAAAGATATTGTTATTACCAGTTCCATCAGAGAAGTCAGAGTTTAGTATTGCCATGTTATTGGCAGATGTATTAAGGATTGTTGAATCGTCAATAGTTGAATTAGTCAAAATGACGTTGTTTCCAGTACCGTCATTAAATTGCGAATCTGTGATTTCAGATGCAGTAATAACAAAGTTATTAGCATCAGAGTCTCTTAGGTCTAAACCAGAACCAAAGCTTCCAGTAATTGTACCACCAGTAAATGTAGATTGATCAATATCAACGGATAGTAGAGATGAGTCTCTCATTACAACGTTTGAAATAGCTCCACCAGTTATGGTAATTCTATTGAATATTTCATATTGTAACGCTTGAACGAGTTCTTTGCGTGTGATGTTTTTTGTACCATCATCGCCCTGTATCAAGTTTACAACAACAAACAAATCTTCTGATCTGGTGTTTGCGCCTGTTATCGGACCTAGTTCTGAAATCAACGACATTCTGCGATACCCTTATTTTTTCTTATTTCTTTTATTTATAACAGCAAGCCATGCCATCACTTATTATTTTTCATATGTATGTGATAAACTTCAGTGCTTGGCTACGGCCTAACACATAAGCTTTAATTTCCATTATATTTTCATTGGCAGATTTCAAAAGTCTATGACGCCCATCTATCATACGATAGGGCTTGTGGTATGGATTTTCCATCCCCTTAACGACCAAACATGGTAAAGTTATGTCTGCATTTATATATCTATTTCCTTCTTGGTCTATATCTTCTAATGGTACATAACCAATATCTGATATTAAAACCGTTTCTATATTCGTCTTCTTATATTTAGCCCAATCGTAAAGTTCCTTACAATCGATATAAGCTGTTAGTCCATCAATAGACCATTCATCTACTAACCAGTGTCTCACTTTATTGCAAAGCCCATACTTATTCTATCAGTCTCCGAACCAACACAATGCCACATATATGGTTCTTGTGCTGTAACATCAAACATACGGACTGTGTAGCCAGCATCATCATAATCTGTAATTATAGTATCGTTTTCGAGATAACGAAAAAACGATTTATTTCCTTCTTTTGTCCAAGTAATGTAGAGACGTTTGCATGGATTATCACTATTAGTATGCCAACCCATATAGCCCGTCTCTGGATAATGGAAGAACCCACTGGTTCTCACCACATTATCTTTAAAGTATCTTTGTAATATGGGTTGGATTTTCTGGGAAACCCCTAAGCTTGCAAAGCTAACCATATTCTGATCTCTATGTGTTCCATCATCAAATTCTGGGAGAGCGTCTTTAGTTAGAAAACTTTCCCAATTATCAACTCGTTTAGCACCAATCAGTCTGGTGTTAAGTAAAATGTCTTTCATGTTCTTATTGAGGACAACATCAATCTCTTTAAGAACATCTTCATCTAAATCAAACCGTATACTCATGCATACTTAACTTTATAGTCTTCTGTTAAAGCTGGAATGTTACCAACTAACATTGATTCAGAATAAGTTTTTGCTTTACTAAAATCTAATGTGTCAGGTAAGTCCCTCAACTTTTGTTTGTCCGACTCGATTGATGCTACTGTTTTTGCATCTCCCATAGCCATATAACGAACTTGAACCCTGTCTAAGTCTGTTAAGCACATGTTACGAGCTTCTTTAATTTCGGTAAGGACAAAGCTGTGTATTAATTCAATATCAACAACAACCTTAGTAGGTTTTTTGATATCATCAAACTCACAACGATCTGGAAATGAAGTTAATGTACGCAACTCTTCGGAAGAATTTTCGTCAATCAAATCATAAGAAACGCTTACCGATTTCTTAGGTATAACTCCCTCTTTTTTTAATTCTGTTACACTTTTATCTGATACTGTAAAACATACCTTTGGTGTCCCAATAGGATGATTGTAAAAAATAGTTTTCATAATATATTTCCTTTGTTAGTACACAAGGATAGCCGTTATCAATGTTGGATCAACTGCTTGTATACCTAGAATTGTTTGACCAATGTTATCATCTGATGGGATGGCAACATATGTGTTGTAGTTTTTAGATGCGCGGATAGTAAAATCTGATGCGCTTCTTGCTGAATTCCATGCGTTATAGTTTGTTGTCTGTGAATCAGGTGCGCGTCTAGCAGTCAAGCTTGTCGTTCCATCATCAACGTTACCAATAACAACGCCATAGTTAGAGTTTGGTGGTCTAATGCCTGATGCAATATTAATTGTATAATTACCAGTTCCACCCTTTGATAATGTCAAGCCAGATGATGCAATGACAGCCCCTGTAGCTCCGTTGAATGTAATGAAACCTTTTACTAATTGAACAATGCCCGTTAATTCTGAACCATCACCAGTAAATTTATCTGCATCTACAGTTCCAGAATATGTACCAGAACCTGCGGTCACACTGTTAAATTCAACGTTACTGTTAGTTGCTACCATTTGTGGTATACTGATTTCGCCTGTTGGAGATATACTAACAGTTTCATCAGCCGAAAATGAATCTCTTGCACGTTGTGTAGTGAAATATAAGTTATCGTCACCTTCACTAAGATCATCAGTATCATGGTTTGTAAGTGAGCTTACTGTACCGTTTACGTTACCTGTGAATGTTGCTGGGATTTCATTACCATTACCATTCTCGAATACTTTTGTAATTCCACCTGGTGCATAAACATCACCAGTTAGATTACCAACAAATTTACCAGCTGTTACGGTGTTTGCGACAATAGTGTTTGCCGAAACGTCACCATTTATGGTATTGGCAGTAACGACATCTGCTACTATGTCTTCAGTCAATATTATATTAGAACCATGTACAGTTCCTGCTGGTGTTATCTTGAATTTAGGTACTACACCTGCACCTGTATCAATGATAAAAGCCGCTTCCGTGGAGTTGTTAAAACCAACATCCCAAGCGACTATAGTGTCTGTGTATTTTGTTCTTGCACCTGCGCCCACAAAAGTAAATGTAGCAACTGTTTGGCTAGTAGCGCCAGTTATGTTTATGGGAGAACTGTATCCAATAGTACCGCCACTTGAAAATGATGAAATTAAATCTGCTTGTAATTCTGTATCTGCCATTAAAGTGTTGGCTTGGAATTCGCCTTGTATGGAAGCATCACCAACGGTTACATCACCAGTTGCTGTTGCAGTTACTGCTTGTTCACGAAACAGATCAACCATCTCATTAGTTTTATCAAACCAATTCTGAAACGTCTGGGTTGTCGTGATGTTTTGTATATTTGATTTTGCCATTCTATTTCTCTATCTGATCTAATCTATCACAAACTTGCACTAGAAGCTGTTTGATTGAATTTACTTCATTACTTAACTTCGTAACTTTCGTGTGAAGCGCTCTTTCTTGTTTATATTTATTCAAAGCGGCAACATCAGTATTCAGTACCGCTTTAGAATCTCTATGTCGTATATACGAATTCATTATGTTAGAGCCAACGCTCTGTAGTCTCTTACAAATGGTGATTTACTTATGTCTGGTGTCAGAAGTTCAATTTTAATTGCAAACTTTCTATAACCTACAAAAGTACCAGAGCCACTTGTATATTCTAACATTCCGCTAGAGTCTTTATTTGCATCAGCAAGTTCAAACTTAAATTCACGGAAGTCATTATCATTTGTATCTGAACAATATACGCCAACACCTTCTGTCAATTCAAGTTCCAACCAAGGGATTGAGTTGAACGGTGCGTTATCATAAACGTTCTGTGGTTTGATATACACTTTGATGTCTGAGCCAAATGGTCGGTAGCCTGTTAGATATACTTGCATGTCTTCTGCATCTAAATCTTCTGCTAATTCGATTGTTCTCGAAATGTACTTAGATGTAGTATCTGATACATTAGTAGCTTTGTATTGATAAGCCAATATTGTAGCAGTCTCTAGGTCAACAATAGGCGTAGATGTTGTGTTAGAATCGTTTGTCATACTTACTGTAATGTCGAAAGGTTTAGTACCATCGATATTATTTGACTTACTATACAGAACAACACCTTTGCGGTTAAACGCATTGTTAGCACCAAATTTCATTGGCATGTAGTATGAAGTCAACACATTACTTGGATCGGTAAATACACCACTCAATTTTGTTGTAGTAATTGAGTCATTTGTTTTCATAATAAGTGGCTGTATGTAGCTAAGATTGATGTTATCAATAGTTCCAATTGTACCTTCTGTACCACTTTCGAACCCTACGATAGTTGTGTTTGCTGTAAATGTTTTTGAACTTGACGCCGAACTTCCACTTAGGAACATCTGCGAACGCTCAAGTTTGTTGTAGTGTGATATTCTTCCAACAACAATAGATTTACATGTACCTGCACCAACTGTGAAGTCCACTGGACGTTCAACAGTAAGTTGTATGGCTGAGTCCACAGTTACAACTTCAAAAATGTCAGACCTAGTACCACCTGCGTTAGTAATCAATATTTTATCACCAGCAGCGAAACTGTCATTAAGTCCTGTACCTGTGATTACGTTCGTGTTGATAGGCATACCAATGTTTCCAGAAGTAGCGCCAGTAAATGCTTTTTCTTCATACACTTCTTCACCTGAGTTAAATCTACCATTCCAATCAGCTAGTGTAAGGAATTCGTGACCATCATTAGTCAGCGTAACTGAACCTGTATCCGCGTTAAAGTCATGACGGTAAAGAGTAAATTTCAAGTCTTCATCTTGATATGATTTCCACGCTCTGTTGTTTGTAGATGAGAATAGAACACCATCACCCCAATCTTGTACAACTGATTGCCCTTGTGTAGCTCCTGGTGTCAAGTCTAGCCCACCAACTTTAGATGTGAATACTAGATAGTTTGGATCGTTTGCGTCTGGCATAATCACAACTGCGTATTCTTTCTCAACGTCCAATCTAATTGGTGCGTCAAAGTCAACGGTTGTCACAGCCGAAGCGTTATCACTAGTGTTAATTTGCGATGAGTTTAGGTGTACTTTTGAGAAAGGTAATACTTGCGATGCAGGGTATCCATTAACAACCTCACGCAACATAACTGTAGCACCGTTAATATCACTCTTACGTTTAAAGTATAAATCAATTTTAGATGCAAATACTGTATTTGAACCACGACCCATACCCTTTTTAACAAAGAATGTTTGTGCAAGTGGGTCAATAGTAACAGTTCTAGCTGGTAGTGTTCTTGTAGTTACTTCTGTGCCAGTGTCAGTATCTGGTATTCTTGTGGAAGTTGTCAAAGCACTCTTCTCAACTGATATATTATATGCGTGATACTCTAAATCAATCTTAGATGTAGACGATGATTCAATGCTTGAATATTGATCTACGTCAACAACTGTCATAGTTCTGTCACCAACATAGAATGTTCCATCTGGCAAGTCAAATACTGCACGAAGCTTACCATTAGAATCTGTACTAACAGCCGCGCCTTTTGCACCGTTACGTCTCACTCTTCTACTTGTATCAGCATTTGTACCTGGTCGTACATATTCGTTTGCATCCACACCATCAAAGAAGAAATAGTGACGTGTGTTTGGACGTAACCCTGATGCAAAAATGCCGATTGAACGACTACGCATGAATGGTTGGAACTCAAAGTTAGAAACAAAGTCGCCTACTGACTGTTGAGAATTTGCTTCATTAACACTTAATGCAGTTGTAGAAGTTGTAGTAGTATCTTGAATGTTCCATTGACGTCCACCAAGATGCGTCATAGCTCTGGTTGTACGATTGAAGTTTTGTATTGTCATAGGAATAAAGTTTTGTAGATTTTGCACAAAATCAGTGAAAGGCGTTACCAAATCAATATCAAGTGTGACTGGATTTGTTACTGTATCTTGAGCCATATCATGACTTGGTGACAATGAACCAACACCATCGTATTTCCAGAAGTTAGACACGCAGTTTCTAAAGTTAGTCGCATATGGCTGACCAATTAGTTTTGTGTTCGCATTTCTACTTAGAGACGCTACTTCTGGATCATCTGTAGTTGGGAATATAGTTGCACCTGTTGACGTTTTCAAGATCAAGTCTAGTGGGAACGTGTTGAGTGCTGGTGTAAGCATTTTTGTATCTGAATGGATAGCCGCTTGGAAGTCTGGATTGTCTAATGCAGATATGCTTGTATCATTGAAAGGATCAACAATAAAACCATTCTTAAATCTTGATAAACCATTCTGATCTACCACATTTAAGTTTTGTGTACTTTGTTCTAATTGATTTAAGCTGATGTAGTATTCCATAGCATCAAGCTTCTTTTCTAGCTTGGCGATATCACGCATGGTGTAGTTTTTAACACCTGACGCTTTAGTTGTGCAAGCATAGTAAGGCTTCTGTCTATCAGACGCTTCTTGTGGTGACAATACAGGAAATCCTGGTATAGTAACCTGTGAAATGACAAGTTGATCAGAACCAACTTTAGGTGGTACTGGACGCTCATCTTCTTCACCTTTGACTATAGCAGATTTGCCATATGAATCAATGGTAACTACGTCAATTCTGGATAAGTAATGCTCGACGTCATGATTAACGTTGCCATTTAACATTGGGAATACATGACCCGAAGAACCTGCAAACGATGGTTGTGTGCCACCAACAGTCGATGTAACTACTGAAGCCGCACCTTCTGTTAATGCTGAGTAACTTGCTCCAGCACCTAAGTCTGCGTATGGTCTAAAGTCAAGACATTCTCTCAAGTGATAAACTGTACCACTTGTTGAAATATATGTTGGGATGTCATATGATCTGATTTTGCCCGTAGGTAGTAATTCAGACGTATCGTCAATAGGATAACTGTTTATAGCAAAAAAGTTAATACCTGTTGAGTTGTTTATTTTAAATACTTTTAACTTAACTGTCAACGTGCCACTTGTAGGCTTTGTTCTTCCAGCAATAACTTCCATATATGAAACATCATAGAAGTTGTCTTGTTGGTTTGTTACCAATCTAAAGCAATCTGTAAAGTCGTTACCAAGGCTGTCTTCAACACTGATAATTTCGCAAACGTCTGGGAAACCTAAACTATACTGCGATTGACCGTTGTTCCATACTGTTTTGATGAATGGTTCAACTATTAGCTTGTTGTAAGGTGTTGTGTCTGTAATTCTTTTGTTATACCAAACATCCGCTGATGGGTCTGAACCTGGCGATAAGTTAATAGTAAGAACTGAATTGTTTAGACTTGTTGAATAGCTAGTCACAGGAATTAAAGTGTTTGATGCGTCCACAACAACAATATTGCTATTGTCACATGCAAAATCATCACCTGGTTGCGCGTTAATAGTAATAAGATCGTTCGTTACTGTCACGCCGCTTGTTATGCGTACTGGAACTGTAATGTCTGTAACTTCTTTCAAACTTCTTACACCAGTATTGAATACCATAGGGGCAACTTTAGAATCTTTTATCTTAGAGTTTGCCGCAATAGAAATCGAACCACCAGTAGATACAATACGTTCAACATCAGCAAATGTCTTAGTTGCATCTGTGATACTAACACCAAAGATATATAATCTGGTTGGTGTAAAGTTCTTGACAAATGCTGAACCAATTTGCGTTCCGTTTGGTAATTGTAGTTCTACCGATGTATAGTCTAATGAAATTGTTCCATTTACTGATGTAATGTCAACATAAGAACCGTAGTCAAGTGAGGTAGCTTGGTTTTCTTGGATATTTGTCGATCCGATATTATCTATAGTCACATCCATGTTGCCACGATTTTCTACTCTATAACCTTTGACATACGCTGAACCTTTGCCAACCAACACCTTTAAGTCTGTACCACGACGTTCTGTGGTTACTTTAAAGTTTTCAACAATATAGTCTCCGCTTTCTTCATAAGTTCTCTTTGCCAATTCTTCTGCAATTGAGTTAAACTGTGCAACGTCTCTTAGAGAAACGGCAGAACCATTTTGATAACGAATTAAGGTAAAGAAGTTTGCGTCTACATCTGCAACAGCCGTTGATTTGGCAACCAATGAAGGAACCATTTTAAGTCTATCAGCACCTGGAGCGTTTTCGTTTGTACTTCCGTTAGCGTTATCAAAGAGAGTATTGTCTTGTAACGATGAAATTAAACTTTCTGCAACTTCATAACCAACTGATATTTCATCTGGCTGATCATTGTATTTTGAAACGACTAATGTTTGCTCACCTGCAAATAAGAAGTGACCTTTTTGAAAAATAACACCTGCCGCTGATTGGATACCAAAAGATTTTCCTGTAGGAGCTGGAAGCTGTGTTACGTTGATTGTTTCAACATTAAGATCAGTTTGAATTATCGTAGAACCGTCATACTTGTATCTATTAATTGTAAGTTCTTCACCGCCAATAAATGCCTTATATCCATCTGCTTCGTTTGTGTTTAAGTAGTTGATATAAAATGTATTCAAGTTTGGTGGTCGTGTTTCAAAACCTCTGTCTGTGGTAATGATAGAAGCTTTAAGACCAGTAATCGCACCTTCTATTTCATACTTTGTATCGACTTCTTTAGAAACGCCACTAATAATTTCATCTGCCGTTTCTGGTTTATACAAATCTGGGTCAAAATCAGTCTTGTCAGTCAACTTAACGTACTGCAATCCGTTTAGGTTTGTAAAGTTACAACCCTTGATGATACTACCTTCTTGATAGATGTTATCGCCAAACTGTTCCACTTGATTTTGCAGAATAGTCTGCAATTGTGTCAGTTCTCTTGCTTGTACCGCATATGCTGGCTTAAACAGAATCTTATAGAACTGCTTTTCTAAGCCAAAGTCATCGAAGTACGGGGCGATGTTTAGATTTGTATTAATAGGCATATGTAAGGTTCCTTAAAATTCTAATACTAATTTGTATTCTTCTCTTGAAGTGTAGGTTCTCGCAAGAGGGACAAAATCTTCCATGAAGTAAACTTCGCCACTGCGTTGTATGTAATCAGACTCGACTGCGTTATTAGCTTGTGGACTATTTATGACAATTTGTTGACCCTGAGTATTTATTAGATTGATTGAATAGTCGAGAGATGTGTCATTGTTTGCACCATTTTGGTACGGTCCCATGTAGCCAGATAAGTATACAGTATTTGCAACTTCATCTACTTCATGTACCGTTGCTTCAAATGTAACTTCGTTATCATTATTAACTTGTTTTAATACTGTATTTACAGTCGCAAAATTAAACTGATCTGTGATTATTTCAATTCTGTTATCAAACACTAATGGAGTGTTTGCGGTGTTTGCCGAGGCACTTACAAAGTCTGGATTTTTTACAATTCCAAGATAGTCGTAAGTGTTGGTTGCACCAATTTTATTATTATTAGCTTCTGTGATATAACCGTAAAGAAGAATGTGACGACAATGCATTTCATCAATCATGTTGTACGCATGTCCACCAAATGGTGAAAGAACTGGTCTTAGTATTGTTCTTACGTCAATTGAGTTTGGGTCTTCTGGGTCAAAGTCATATATAGGATCGGTTATAGTAGCTTTCACATTTGTATAACCAGAACCTTGATTTAATATTAGCAACGAGGAAATGTTTCCGTCAATTACATTCGGAAGTGCTGATGCACCAGTACCATCGCCTGTTATAACACAAGAAGGTACAATTCTAAATGTAGAACCATTCAACACGCCATCTGTTAGAGGTGAACCCGACACTTTAAGTTTACCGTATTGTATTCCTGGTTCAAAATAATATGTATCAATAACGTAAAGGTTTGAAGGTCCGCCATCTGGGTTAGTCAAGTAAATAGACATTCCAGAATAAAAGTTTGTTATTTGATTTATGTCATTTGCTCTTACTGTAAGAGTTCCATCATTACCAGGAGCCGCCATAAGGAAACCACTGATAGTTGGATAGCCAGCATTGTCAACAGGATTTTCAACAAAAACATCACTTATTTCTGAACCATAAACAACATTGTTCGCATCAGCATTTGGGTCTGGATTGATAACCATATCTGCCGCAAGAGGTATATAACCAACGGCATTGTATGCTTCAAATTCTGCTGGAGTTATGTAATACATAAACTTCCATACATAACCATCTGCCGTTCTATATATCTGCCCTTCTGTAAAAGGGTTCCAGTTTGGTGGGGCAGAAGATTTTGAATCATTATTGTTAAATAAACATTTGAATATTCTATAATCGCCAGTATCGTTGTTTGTAGGTCCGACAACCGCATAGAACTTTTTATCAGTCATGTCTTCTTTATCATCATACTGAATGTATGTTTGATCTTTCTGCCATGGGTGATACTTAATCATGAACTTAGTGTCAGTTCCAAGAACTTTCTTGCCGAATAAAGTATTCTCTAAAAATCTATTTTTACTAAACTGAGAATTAGTTGCAGTAGGTCTAGTCGTACCTTCGGTTACAGAAGATACAAAAACATAAAAGTCATTATTCTGAATGTCTTGATAGAACATTCTAGTTGTATCACTTTTTAATTTACTTGTCAATACCTCAGTCATATCACCTGTACCTTGTCTTTTCTAATATTTATAAGCAATTGCATCAACCTCTTCTACGAATACGTGGACGGGGGTATGTTTTTCCAGAAGTTGGTCTGTTTCTGAAGTTTTTTTGTGGGAAAGATGTCCCAGATATTGCTCTTTGATTAATCCATCTCAAGTATTTATTCGGAGCGCCTTGTAGGCTATCTCTATCCATTGGATCATCTGCTTCTGTATCAGCCATTTGATCGCTGTTTGCGTTATCTATCAACCAAGTTTGTGCTTCAGCCTGTGTCATATTAGGCCAACTCTCAGCAAGGATTGCCAATACACCAGAGACTTGAGGTCCTGACATGCTAGTACCAGAATACTTACCAAGTTCAAAGTTATCATCTCTTGGGTCATTGATACCACCACTATGCAAACTGCTTTGTATACTTTGTCCACCAGCAAAAATATCTACCTGATTACCACAGTTACTAAAACTAGCTTTGTCTTCATTAACTTGATTAGACGTTGCACCTACGTTAATAATTGGAGCATATCCAGCCGCCGAACCAGTTCCTCTGTGCAAATTCCAACTATAGTCATATCCATTGTAAACCATGTTATATGTATTGTTGTAATCTTGATCAGATGGGTTAACAGTTTTCCAACTATCGTTACCAGCAGATGCTACAATAATAATACCATCATTAATAGCATCTTGCATATCAGCATTACGAGAAGTAAAGTAGTTTGGAATATCCATCTGTAAATTTGGTGCATAGAACCCACGGTCACGCAATTCTTGTGTTGTCAAATCACGACCTGGGTTAAAATCAACTCCACGATAGTTTACTCTTGTGACTTTACCAGTTGTGTAGCTACCACTATAATTAGTTGTGATCGAAGAACCATAACTATTATTGGTGATAGTAGGGTTTCTACGACCTGTTTCTGGATTGATTGGTTTAGTATTATGCCATTCTCTTATGTAGTCCCACATAACGGACGATGAGAGGCTATTAGGATTTGAGCCATATGGACTGATATTGTAGATTGTCGCGTCCCTAGCCCACCCCTGTGAGTTCCCAGCGACAGTACCAGCACAGTGTGTGCCGTGGTTATTATCGTCTTCATCTATAGGGTTTGTATATGAACCAGATCGATCATATGTGTATGTCCCATTACTACCACCTGTTACAGCACTTGTCAAGGAAAACCAGTTAAATTGATTTACACGAGATGATGGAGTATATCCAGAAACACCTGCATCATTATCTTGGAATATAGTTGTTAGTGTAGGGAAGTCTGGTTTTGTTAATACTGGATCGATATACGTATTAAACAAAGCGTAACCTA